GCTGTATCTAAAGGCAGGGTAGATAAACTATTGGGTATCCACAGAGGGACAGGGCCCATATAATGGGCAAGTGCCGCATCATCAGCAGCACAACGGTTTATCTCAAAACTTTTATCAGCAGAGCTCTCATTCTTGAGCTTAAAAGCTGAAAAGTGTGAAACAACCATAGGGGAAGCACTAATAACACCTGGGTACTGCGTTACAAAACACGTATCCAAGGATGTTGTAGGAATCCTAACCACCGTCTGGTGTGAAGGTATTCTAACGTGCAACGGTAAACCGCCTGTGTTCCTAACAAAAGGAACTGCAGATGGAAATTGTCGAGATGCCAATGTCGGAGTAAAAGCTGACGCTGTACCAGTACCCTCCTGGGGAAACTGATACACTCTGGCACTAACCTCCGGCGAACCGTAAGGATATAAATGTACATCAGTGCCTCCCTTGCAAAAAGCATAACACTTTGAAATCGCACCACCCACATTGCTGTAAAAGGTTTGATTTAAAGTGTTGGGAGACCCAGTACTAGTAGAAGTGCCAAAATAATCCACATTAACGAACCAAGGAGGAATGTACTGACGTGTGGTGGTATTGTTGGCAGTGACAACAGAAACCTGTGTACTTGGCATAGAAATCATCTGCTTGACTGAGGAAAACTTCTCACCCATTGTTACCTGAGAAATATCACTAATAATAGTAGGCTTAACCAGGTCCTGCGACTGTGTATAAATAGTCCCAGAAGGGTGGATTGGAAAATAAGGGCCAGCATAATCAGCCAGCTCATAATCCGAATCAGCACAGACTTCCACCAGTAAAGGTACAACAGTTGCCACTGTACCAGTGGCTTGCAAAGGATCAATACAGACAATTGAAATCCCACCACTAGCTGAAGTGAAATTTAAATAAGGCATCGGACACTGGTAAGGTGCTGTGAATTCAAAAACATTACCGTCTTTGAGATCCATAACCATGGAATTACTGTAAGGTTGTTGGAACGTTGACACCACCTCAGGACCCAAAACATTGCCACCAAAAGCACCATTAGACTTCTGGTAAGCCATGTAAGGATTAAAAGTCACCATGTACCGTCCCCCATGTAATTTTGTTTTGGAAAAGGTAAAGCGAAACTTAATTCCTCCCCTCCACTGTCTGAAGAAAGACGAAAAATACATCAAAGAAGACGGATAAATCGAATTACCAGACTGTGACACAAGGTCTGCCGACGACGCCGGAAACCTTATGTTACAAAATGGAGTAGTC